TCTACTTGTTGCATTTTGGTTTGCAAGCCATCAATAGCCTCTTTCAGTTCTTGCCCTGTGCCATCATAGCCGCCTTTTGGCAATAAGCCCGAAGTGTCAGTAGGCTGCAAGCCCTCTAACTTATCCTTGTGCTCGTTGGTGAAGTCATTTGCCGACAAGCCTTTGCCGTCTTCTTTGTCTACTTTGCTGATTAGCAAGGTTTCCAAGTTTTTGTTATCCTTTACTTGGCTAACAATTTCTTGAAGAGTATCAAGAGAGGTGTCGTCTACACTTAAGGTAGTTTCTACTTGTTGCATTTTGGTTTGCAGTCCGTCAATAGCCTCTTTAAGATGTTGTCCCGTACCATCATATCCCCCTTTAGGTAACAATCCCGAAGTGTCAGTAGGCTGCAAGCCCTCTAACTTCTCCTTGTGCTCGTTAGTGAAGTCGTTAGCCGACAAGCCTTTGCCGTCTTCTTTGTCTACTTTTTGGTCGAATAAGGTGCGGTGGGCATTGGTGTCCTCTAAATGGTTGAGCAGCTGCTTTGCCGAGACAGTGTTCTCAATGGCTCTGCTAAGCCCCTCAATATTGCTCATCGAAATTAACTCGCTTTTGTGCCAATAGCTGTCAATCCAAGCAGCGAAATGTTCTTGTGCGGGTTTCATTAAGTTAGAAAACCACTTTTTTAATGTTTTTTTTGGTGTCATATTACTAAAAATATTAAGTTATTACTTATTAGTTAAAGCCTATATACTCAATGAATTGTACTACGTGGTAAGGGGGCATATTGTTATGAGGTTGGTCGCCACCTGTTTTGGTTACATCTGTACTATGACTCGTACCCGTTGAGAGCTCTCTTCCATCGCTTCCATTTCCTGCATCATCTTGTGTTTCTCGATAGTGTAATTTGTGACTATGCGAAGGCATTTCGGCTTCGGTGAGTTTGTGAGAGCGTTCGCCACCTTGCTTCAGTAGGCTATTGAGCTGATAGTCTTGAGCATCATCATTAGTTTTATGATAGTAAGGGTCTAAGCCAACGGGCATTCTACCTCGCAGGTCGGTGTACTCACGCCAGCCTTCGGGTATCTGGTTAGCAGGCTTGCCCCAAATAGCGATGAGTCCAACGGGTATGGCTTGCTTCTGTTTTTCGAGTATTTCAATACGCTTGATAAGTTTTTTAGTCTCACTGTTATCTGTTTTATTTTTGCCTAAATCTTGTAGATTAGTAATGCGTTGAAAGTCTTCCCAATTGTAAGTCTTCTCAGAAGTAGAGCGACCAAAAACAACGGTACGCACGGTTTCTAAAGTGTGAGAAAAGCCGTCTTGAAAGGTTGCTTGTGTAGTATCTTCTTTTATCCATACTGTATCGTCTTTGGCTCCTCCTTCAAAGGGCAATAACTCTCCATTGATATACACCGCACCAGGGCTGATGGTGTTGCCTATCTCTTCGCACCCTGATATAATAACCTTATTGCCTGCAAGATGTCCGAAGTGGTTAAATAGGCTGTAAGCGGTTTGCATAAAGGCGAAAAACCCAACATCAAAAGGGTAGCCTGCGTTGTGTTCTGTATGTAGCTTATTCATATTATTTAGTTTCTATTGTCCATCTTTTGCCTGCGAGCTTGTAGAAGTTCACGAGGGCTTCAAGTTTATATTTGTCGTATGTTAAGTCCTTGGGAAGGACTACTATAAAGTCTACCCCACCATCTATATAGTCGCCTCGTTGGTAGAGGAATACTTTTCCTATGTACAGGGGCTTATTAGCACTTCGGGGATAGATATACAACCTTTGTTTCTGCCTGCCGTCCTCGATACGGATACGCCTTTTTTCGTCGTCGAACTCATCATTAAGGGCTTTGCGCAGGTAGCATACTTGGCTGTTGTGTGCCAAGTTGTACAAGTCGGCTTGGCTGGCTCGCTGAAAGTCGTATAGCAGTTTGTGCAAGGGCGTTGCCAAGGTGCGTAACCACGCTACTAACTTCGGCTTTCGCAGGAAGGTAGGGGTTAGCAGCACGAGCAGTTTGTCGATGTTTAGGTTATACATTGCTAACGTAGGTTATATCGTTAAAGTTATCAATGGTAAAATAGCCCGCGGTGGGTATCTTGCTTATTTCAATAGTTTCAAAAGCTCCGTAGTCTCCACCGCTGGTGATGTTCTTACTTTGTGCTAACACTAAGTGAGGTATTTTAACCCCCTCTGCTTGTTGAAGTGCATCAATAAGGTGTGCTAATACCAATTCGCCGTTAAATGACAACCTTTTTAAGTAGCTTTTTATAGCCTCTTCTACTGGGTGTGTAGCGTGAATGATACTTTGTCCGTTACTATCTAATACCAAAGGATCATATACTATCTTCATTTGCAAATGCAGAATATCGGGTTGGTAGTTCACTACCGATAGGCGTACGCCCGCGTCTTTGATTTCCTGCAAATACGCCTCAAAGGCTTGCTTTTGGGCATCGGTGATTGGTTGGAGCGTGTCGCCTTGTTCGCCTGCTATCTTCACTATCAAACGCCCCTCGTTTTTGCTTTCTATTACCGCCGAGTACTTCACTATCTTACTTGCATCTATGACTTCCTCCGTATGCCCTTGGTTATTGAACTTGTCGCTGTCGGGCAATAGGTCAAAGCCATATTGAAAGGCAAGGGCTTTACTGCGATACCAACGTGCGGTGTGGGGTTTGAGTTCGGCAAGGCGTTTGTCTATATCCGATCTATGCTGGTCGAATAGCTTCTCTAAACTCCAGATAGCTACGGCTATGATGTACACCCACAATCGCCATATAGCTACTTTGGAAGTGCTATTGAGGCTTTCCAATGCAGGCTCTTGTGCTTTGGCTTGCAGGATAAGGTTTTGTATCTCTTGAATGCTTCGTGCCATAGTTATTGTTGTGTTACTACAAAGTCTAAGTTAATCGCCCAAATACTAATACCCTCAAGGCGTTTAGTAACTTTCTCATCTTCTTTAGAAAAGGCGGTTGCGGGCTGTAAGTTCTTTGCGATGTAGTAGTTTAGTATATCTTTATTGCTAAATGCTTCGGCAGGCAGTACTAAGGTTTTGCCCGCTTGCACATCATCAGTGATGTTAATAGCGTTGGCTTCGGCAAACTCAAAGACGCTTTCAATTGTGCCTGTATGTTGCAGGGCAATATCTAATAGACTTTGATTATGTAGGGCGGCGATTGTCATTTTGCTTTACCATTTAACTGCTTGTACTTCTTTAATTCAGTGAGAAGTTCCTCTACTGAGGCTTCTAAGTCCTTAATGCGTTGGTTAGCGTGTTTGAGTTCCTCAATAGCATTGGCGTACTTGGTGCCTAAGTCTTCTATCATCTCTCGGTATATCTTCACAGCCTTGTCTACATTGTCAAGTTCGGAGGTTTGTAGTTCCATTTGCTGCTTGGGGCGACCAAAGAACCAACCTGCTAAGCCCGATAATACCATACCGATAAACGAACCAAAATGCTCTTTAAGTACTTCTGTTATCCATTCCATTGTGATATGTGTTTTTAAGTTATTTTCCCTTTTCCTTCACCCGTAGTAGCACCCGTATAAGCCCCTGCTTGTAGGGTGATTCCTGCTTGCACTGTTACCTCACCACTCTTAACAAAGTCGTCAATAAGGGAGGCTAAGCGTTCGGCGTACTCTTCCATACTTGCATCGGTTTTGCGTTGCATATCTTGTTGTAAGGCAATAATGCCTTGTTGAAGGGCTTGTTTGTTTAGTGCCATAGTTTAATTATATTGTCCATCAATTAGTAATTTGCCACCCTCTTGTAGGGCTACATCGTTAATCTGCATACCGTCATACTCCAACTGTTTCTTTATTTCAATGAGTACTTCGGTATAGAGGTCATCGGCGAGCATTTGGGCGATGCCTACCCCTACTTCGGGGTGCTCTTTCCATTCACCCTTCTCAGTAGTAAGGATAGCCTTTTGCTGTTGGTTATCGGAGTACCCCACTTCAAAATCACCTGCTAATAGGCGCAAATCGTTTTCCTCATCTATGAGTATATCTTTCATTAAGCTGTCTGCATTTGGTTTATACTATTAATTGCTCTGAGGAGTTCCTCCTTGACCATCGCTCCAAAGTTCTCTACTCCTTCACGTACAGAGGAAACATATACCTTAGTATCAGTGCCTACATTGCCTATCTGTATATTGATATGCGTTTGTCGGGTGCCTCCTGATACAATATTGTCCTTGGTTTTAGTGCCTTCTCCCGTGGTGGCAGTAGTTTCTCCCGTAATAGGACTTATCCCTGGCGTAGGACTGCTTTCGGTTTTCATACCCAGCTTGCCCATTAGCCCGTCTTTCACCTCCTTAAAACTTTTAAACTCTAAAGAGTCCCCTATTTTACCAAAGGCTTCTTTAGCTTTAGCCCCTGCCTCGCCTGCCTTCTTATATCCTTCAGTTACCGATTTGGCACGCTCTTGCAAGTCGTTTTGTATCTTGGCAATCATCGCTTGGTTCTCGGAACTATCGCCTAAACCAACCGCTTCTTTGAATTTATACCAAGCGAGCTTACAGGCATCTATACCTGCCATAAAAGCATTAACAGCTGTATTCCAATGAGCTTTATAGGTGAGTATAAAGGCTTCCCATATATACTTCATACCTTGTACAGTGTTATCCCACGCTTTGCCCCAACCACTTACACCTACAATGCAATAAGCAATGATAGCAATAAGGGCTATAATACCTGCTATTATCCACGTAATAGGGTTGGCTAAAAAAGCAAGGTTTGTCTTAATCACTGCCCAGGTGAGCCTATTTTGCCAAGCAGTCGCTATAGCCGTATAGGTGTTGTGTAGTATCATAGCTGTTGCGTAGATACCTATAGCTCCTGCTACGAGAAGCACCACGGGGTTAGCCTCTTGAAACTTCTGAATAAGCCACCCTATACCTCCTCCTATGCTTGAAAATATAACTGCCATAAGGTCTACCAAGGGACCAAGTATAGGACTAATAGCCTCATACACTTTTAGCGCAAGCTCGGTAATTGAGTCCATCATCTTATTGAACTTACCGCTAAGGGTTTGTCCCGCCTTTTCGGCACCTTGGTAAAATAGCCCTTGTTTATCCGTCGCCCATTCAAAGGCTTGTGCCAACTCTTGCGCCGAAATACCTCCTTTACTCATTCGCTCTTTGAGCTGTGCCATACTCTCGCCAGTGCGCTCACTTATCACTTGCAAGGGGTTGAAGCCCGCATTTATCATCTGCATTAAGTCCTGCCCCTGTAGCTTGCCTGCCGAGGTGGCTTGTGCAAAAGCAAGTGATAAGCTCTTCATTTTTTGGGCATCGCCCATAGCTATATCTCCGATGTTCTTTAGCTTGCCAAAAGCAAACTCAGAGGAAAGCCCGAAGGACATCATTGTCTTCTGTGCTTCAATAAGTCCCGCCTTGTCGTAGGGTGTTTTTACCCCATAATCGGAGAGCTGGGCATATAAGGCTTTGGCTTTTTCTACATCGCCACGAAGCAAAGTAGTAATATTAGCTTGTTGCAAGTCGGCTTCCATACCCTTTCGGATACTTCCCCCTATCACGGCTCCCGCCAATATAAGAGGGTTGGTAGCCAAACCAGGTAGCCCTGCCATTGCCTGAGAGAACCAAGAGCGCAGACGACCGCCCGTGTTGTTTTGCAAGTGGGTAACCTGCCTTTCTAAGCGGTTGATTTCCCTATTATAAGTGCGAATGGTTGTAAGCCCATTAGCAGGCAACAAATCACGCTCAGCACGCAATAGATTAATCCGACTTTGCAAGGTGCTCACCGAAGAGCCCATTTGGCTAAACTCTTGCGACACCTGCCTTTGTAGGCGTTCCAAAGAGCCAAAGCGGTCAAGCATCGCATCAGTAGTGATATTGATGCGTTGCAAGCGGTCGCTTACCATATCGCGTAAGTACAAGGTATATTGTAACAAGTCTGCCATTGGTGATTATTGTTCCTTTTCTTTTTGCCGAAGCCATTCTAATTCTTTTACTCGCATAGCCCACTGGGTATCGGTGAGGTCGTCGGGATTGGTAATTCGCATATAGTAACGCAAGGAAGCGTTAGTGATACGAAGCCAATCCCGCCCCTCGTCTATTTCCGCATCACTTAGAGCTTTTCCAAGGTCGCCTCTTTAATCTGTATAAGGTCGGGTAGCTTGCTACTGGCGGCGAGGAACAGCGCATCGTCTGTTTTAATCTCCTCATCACCACCCAACCAACAGTTGTTGAGTACTACCTCATTAAACTTTAGCGGATCTTTAGTTGCCAAAGTAGAGGCACAACTAAGGGTTTGTCGGTCGGGCGTACGCAAATACGCCTTTTTGTCTTCAATATTCAGTACATAAATATCGTTGTACTGCTTTTTCCATTCTTCTATTTGTTCTTTAGTTATCATTTTAAACTGCTTTTAAAAGGTTTTTAAAGTGCAAGCCACACAAGCATTTTGTTATTGTTTAATTTGTTAGGCTTGGCGTATTACATCTGTAAATATAATGGGAAGCTCCATAATCATATTCTTATCGCCTTGCTTCATTCCTTTTTTCACTTCGGTAAATTCAACGTGCTTGAGAATATCGGTAACTATCTGTCCGCCGTCCAAAGGCACGTAGGAAGCCACAAGGTCAAAACTAAGGCTAAGTATATCGTTGTTTGGGGCATCGCGGGTCATTGCTTCTGCCTCGCTCTGCCAAAGGCTTATTTTACCCTCATAACTGCGGTTGCCCGCCACCACTCCGTGAGGTTTGCAACCTCTTCCATAAAGAAAGTCTTTCTCTTGTTTCTCGGTGTACTCCAACTCTGTAACGCCTATAATGATACGTCCACCAAAGACGATAGAGAGTTCGCACCACGCATATTGTTTGCTGTCAAATGTTGCCATAATATTAATTTGTTGTTGTAGTAAAACCGATGTTTACCTCTATAAAGTCGGCATAACCTACGGGTAACAGTTTAATGTTTATCACCACTTTGCCCGTTTGTAGTACACGTTGCTTTGGGTCTATATCAATCTTTACCGCTGATAGCTCGCCCTGCGATACCATTTGGCTTTGCAGGGTACTCTCAAGTTTGGTTTGCCAACCCTTGATAATAGCGGGGTGAATACTGCCGTCTTCGGATAGTAACACCTCATCGCTGAGTTCCTCAACCAATACCCCATAACTTAGGAGCATTGCTTTGTCCATTACAAGCCCATTACATAGGCTCTTAAAATCGTCGGTGGGTTGGGTAAGGGTATTATCGCCCGAAAAGTAGTAGCCAGAGCGTCCTACAAAGGTGCGAAAGAAGATATACCCTTTGTCGTCAAGCGCATCCCATTGGTCTGCTTTGCTGTCGATAGTCGTGCCGTCGGTAAAGTATGCTACCAAGGGTAATACGCTGCCGTCCTTGACGCGGTGAATTTTGCGCTGTACGGGTATTTTGGTTATTTTGCCTAAAAATAAACCAACTGATGCTTCTTTCTCCTTATCATCATTCCCAATAAAACAAGCCACTTTGTTGAGTTCGTTTTCGGAAAAATTAGTAAGGTCAGCTACTTTTCCGTTCCAACT